GTAAGCTCACCGCCCTCCCAATCATGCTCATCAAACCCACCACCATCTTTCGGATAGCCCTCAGTAATCTCGTTACCACCACCACCACCACCATCGCCCTCGCCCTCGCCCTCTTTATCATCATTACCCTTATCCTCCAAGTCTTTAAAGATTTGAATGACTGTCATGCCGTAGTACTTAGGATTGTATAGCCCACCCTTAACCATCTTGATGAACCCTGTACCATCATCTTGCTTAATCAACTCGCCATTAATCCAATAGTCACACGCTGCATTTGCTCGCTGTGCATCTAACTTATATATTGTTTTGTACGTACTCATGTGCCTAGCCATTTTGTGCATAGCTTCATGTAAGATTAAAAAGCGCATCTCAGGCTCAGTCTTGTCTGCGCAAAACTCACGACCATACCATACGTTCTTACCATCAGTACACGCTGTCGGCATAGTGTCTGACACTTCCCACTTACCGAAACAAAGAATACCGCCTACTGCCATCCATGTTTTGTTACCCATGATTGCTATGTTTTGTTTCTTAATAAACTTAACGACATCTTTTTCCATGACTATCTCCTATTATTAAGGGTGTTAAATAACACCCGAAGTTTTACTACCAACCTAACTTCTCTGACAACTCATCAACACGCGCCTTAACTTCTTTGCGCAAGCCTTTACTATCACGTACGTCTTTCATATCCACACCATGCAAGGCTTCCTCTAACTTTTGTCTAGCCCAATCAAGGTCGCTGTCATGTGTTACGTTCATAACAGATAGCATCTCGCATAACTCAAGCGCATTGTCTAGCACACTATCAAACAATCTTTTGCTATCGCCTTTCTCATTGTCTGCAAAGCGTTCGCTTAGATGTTTAGTTACCTTGTATAACCTAGCCCACAAGTCCTCCATAGCTTGCTTAGTTCTATCGCCATACACTTTCTCGTACTCGGCTTCCAACTCTACCGCTATGTCATGCCCTACATCTACACGAAAATCACCACGTTCGGGTAATGGTGTGAAGTAGAAGTTAAAACCAAAACGCCTAGCGATATCATTGGCATCGGGGTACTCACTGCGGTCAAACATAGTCCCCATCTTAAATGCTTGGGCTGATACTAAGTTTGGATAGATAGTTACAAAGTCTGATGCTAACTTGTCATACTCTGCTGACTTATCATTGAGCCAATCTTTAACTGTTAAGAACGAACGGATATCTGCTAGACGCTGACCACTATCTGACCACGGCAATGTCTTTGCGTAAAACTCCACACGTGTTGATGCCACAAACTTTTGTATCTTATCCAACTGGTCTGCACCTGCAAGCAAAGACTTATTAAACCTACCTGCTTGGTCATCTGCGCCCTTACTTACTGTAACCTCACGTGTTACTTTCTTATCCAGTTTACGAAAGCTAGGCACACGAATGTTTAGCTCTACTAGGATTGCTTGATTGCTTAAGTTAATTTTGTCCATGTTATATCTCCTCTAGTTTGTAATACACACCGCCTATTTCTACCACGTCGGTAGCTTCTAGGTTTTTCAGTAGGCGCAAGTCGCGCGCCTCGTCTAATGATATTTGTTTAGGGTTATCCTTTTTCATTAGGCGTTTGGCATGAACTTTGTAGTCATTGTCATGCACGTCTAGCTTCTCGTTTGAAAGAAACACTGGTTCTTCTTTGTGAGCCTTGAATTCCTCAAAGGTTATTAAGCTACTCATCATTGTCCTCCTCTACTACTTCGGTTTTGTAGCTAACAGCTACCTTGTACTTCTCCACAATTAAGGTAGCCATAGCATCTGCTTGCTCCTCTGTATCTGCATACCATACCGCCGTTACCTTTATCATTATATGAACTCCTTAGTGAACGCTTGCACCCAATCACGCATGGCTTGACTGCGCATCGCTACCTGTGGTTTAGCCTTAAAGATTAGTCGCCCTGTTACAGCCTGTATCTCCGCAGATAGTCGGGTCATATAAACTGTTGTTGCGTCTGCATTGTCATTGTCTAGTCCCGATGCAAGCCGTGTTGATAATAACAATTGACTAGCTAGGCTGTCGGGAACACGCGCCTTAAGTGGCTCGGTATAGATTGACTTACGTGTCGGTAATGTATCGGCTAGCTCTACTGTTGCCCATAACTCCGCTGTTGCAGGCGCACCGATTAAACCGCAGACATGAGTCATGGCTTGGGTCTTATTTAACACCCCACTCTCCATTTTATCTAGTGTGTAACTCGCCATCCAAAAGCTACGATTAGAACAAAACGCTGTGGTATTGGTACGTGGATTAAAGATGTACTTGTTAGCTTTTAACTGCTCCTCGTCAAGGTCTACATACGATTGGCACAGTTCGGGGTTCTCACCAATGAAATACAGTAACGTACCATTCATGCCGTACTTAGTACCGAAGTTCAATACGCTAGTATGGTCGGGCTTTCTAACTTGAATACGTGATACTCGGTTATTCATATGGGCTGGAAAACTATCGCCCACACCATCGGTTACTAGGTTACTTGTTGCAAAGATGATACTGCCTTTGGGGATTGGCTTGTCTGATACTGTACGTTCGCAGATAAATCTAGTAATCATTGGCTTAGTAACCCCTGCCATTTTGCCAATCTCATCAATCATGTATAACTGTGGCTTCTCACTATCCAAATGCCACATATCTGCATATGCTTTGTGTGTCATACCATCTATCACACTCGGCATATAAAAGTCGGGGAAGTCTAACAATGGCGCATCTAAGTACACCAACTGGTCTTGACCCCACCCTAACATCTCAAGGATTTGATTACGCAATGCAGACTTACCAATTCCTGGCTCTCCAAGCAAAACTGTTGTTATCTTATCGCCTGTTGCGACAATCATTGCAGATGCATCATCTAATGACGATACGTTACTAATACCATTAAGTTCTATGCTCATGTCTATCTCCTAAAGTAAAACTAATAAAATTAAACCAACTAAACAAACAACAAAGATAAGCCTGTCCATCATAGATTATCCCTGTCCTCTACTACCTTAACACTATTAATATCAAAGCCCATGTTCTCAAGCTTTGCTATCAACTCCCACCGCAAGGCATCTGCATCTACCATATAGGCTTCGCGCTTTGCTTCGGGGTTATACTCATACTCTACCTCTGCCACTATTAAAAAGCGTTTCGTTTTCATATCTATCTCCTAATACCACGCTAAAAACACTGTTAGGGCAAGTATGCCCACATAAATACTAACCATTAAATAGAACGCCTCTGCTTCTCATAACCACACCACCTTGTAGTTCTTGTCCTCGTAGTTCCGCATAGCTACTACTGACTTCAACCATACTGTGCCACCTCCGCGCGAGATGGGAAACTCAACAACACCGACATAAGGTTTAAGCGCATGCCTCCCTGTGTGTCTTTGTTGGGTGTTATTTAACACCTTTAAACTTTCTGCCTTTGGTACTGGCTTGCCGTAAGCAAGTGATAACGCTGTTCTTAAGTCCATGACTATCTCCTTATTTAACTAACACAAAGTATGATGCTATGTAGTCTGACGAATTAACATCAAACCACATAGTAAAACACTCTGTCCTCACGCTTAGGCTTAGGTATTTGTGCTTGGGTCTGTTACTACACTTATGCCAAGCTCTACCCGTATGAATGCCATACGTGAGGGTGTTTTAGCGGTTTTTGGTTTTAACTGTTGAATAGTCTATGTCGTGATACTGGTCTGTCGTGTAGGACTTGATGCTGTCCTACACTTGCTGTTGTTTTACTCTAGCCTACACAGTAGCTAGGTACATTTATTATGAGATGTTGAACTACATTTAGGGGTGAAGTTACCCTTGTCGTCGTAGCCTTTACGTGTGGCTCTTTTACCTGCCACTTACTGTATCTCATATGCGCTTTCCAGTATGCGTTTCATACGCACCTATCCAACCAATGTTTGGGTGTTAAATAACACCCGACCAAAAACCTTCCGAACTGATAAAGAACGCGGTATATCGGAACTGCCCATAGCAGTGCCACCGAACTACTTACTACTTATTTACTTATGAAACGCCATTGTAGCATACTTTTGGGCAAATGTCAAGGGGCTGTGAGCGAATTCCCTTTGTAATCATGGGTTTAGCAAATCTTTAGGTATCTCAAACTCGTGGTTTATTTGCGCGTTTTGTAGTGATTGTATTAGTGCTTCGGTCAATGCTATCTGTTGATGCGGTGTAAGTATTAGTGATTGTAGTTCTTTTTTCTTTTGTTCTTTATGCTCAATTCTATGTTGTTTAATCTTGGCGCGGTCATTGACTGTTTGGTTTTTGTTCAATGCGTCATACTGCGCTTGTCGTTCTGCTCTAGTCATTTGAAGTTACTCCATAGGTTATTAGTATATGTAAGTGTTGGGCGCGGTTTGCCTTTCTGTTTTATGTTGTCTATTCTCTGCACATAGTGGTCGGGATTGCCTCCCATGTATAACCAAATGATGGTCGCAGTCGTTACGTTATGTATTTTTCCGTCAATAGTTACGTGAACATATCGGGCAGTTATTGGCTTCTTTCGCTTGCTCGCAGTTTTGTATAAAACACCTGCATATGGTAAGTAGGTAAAAAGCTCGTGTACTTGGGCTTGACTTATGCGCATTTGGGTATTCCTGTTATTATGAAGTTATGGAGAAGGTGTTATTTAACACCCGAAGTAGAAAAGTATATATGTTAGGCTAAAAAGTATATGAGTGCAAGAGTAATGTGAAAGTGAAAAGCCCGTGGGGTATAGCTTTGCTGTAATGTGAACAATGTGAACGGAAAATAAGTAAGCTTTCTTGGCGACTTACACCAAACCAACAATTCACGGCAACAAAAAAAGTAGAAGCTCTTATTATTACTTCTTAATATAAATAAATAGTCACATTACACAAAGCACCTTGATTTTGAGGATATGACTGGGTTTCAAGAATGTGAAATCTGACAAAACAAATGCTCACGCATACAAATCTGCTCACATTAGACACAGTAATCTTAGTATGTCTTATTGGTGTCGGGATAGTCCGTGTATGTCGTTATCACATTAGTTCGGGTGTTATTTAACACCCTTTGTTTGTACTGTCAGCGTGGCTTTAACTTCGCGCGCATCACGCGCATGGAGGAACCAGTGTCCCACCTACTACAATTCAATCAGGCAGTCCCACTAGCTTCAGTAAAAGTATTTACTTCGCGTCGCAGTCCCGCCTGCTGAATTGACACTGGTTCCTAACCCCAAAAAACGAGGACAAAAAATACCCCGCTTTCGCGGGGTTATAACGTAAACCCTAAGAAGTTATCTTAGGGGTGTTATTTAACACCTTACTCGGCTTCAACTTCATCAGCTATTTCAGGCAATGCAATTCCTAAACCATTCATCATAACGGTCAATTGTTTTTCTGCTAGTACCCAAGCCTTGCCCTTGCAATCTTGCATTGTTTTAAATAGTGATAACACTTGTTTTGTTGCTTTTTCTTCTGCAGATACTTCGTCTTTTGTGCCATTGATGAAAGCGCGTGCGCCTTGCAGTATATAACTAAGGTTCGGCATTGTTTCACGTTTACCAGTAATTGCCTTCGCATTCCAGTATGCCAATGCTTCGAAACCAAGTTCTTGAGCTTCCACTATCTTAGCAATGTTATTAAAGCGTTGGAATAAAGCATTGTGGCTTTTACTCGTTGGAACTTTCACACGTTGTGCAACGGGCGCAATCTTGTTATGGGCTTTTACTTGGTCAACGTAACCAATCCATGTGGGCGGTTGAGTCTTAGCAAACACTGAATTCAATGCGCTACTATCAAAGACGTTGCCCGCATTGCCAAGCGTATTAGCAACGTTATAATCAAATGCCTCTAATGATACTGCAACCTTACTTGTTTCGCTTAGTACAATAAACAACTGCGCTATTGATGCTACTGGCTTGCGAGCTGTTGCGATTGCTTTTACTTGTGATGCTGTTTTAACTGTTGCCATGATATCTATACTCCTTGATTTAGGTAGACGCGTTGCGCCTTTCAACCTGTGAACCATTATACAGGATTTACGGGCATTGTCAACCCCTTTCTAGCCCTATCCTACCCTTGTACCCCCACCCCCACATTTTTGAACGGGTCCCATCTGGGCGCTAGTGCGCCCTATTCCACACAAAATATTCTGTAAAATTTTAAAAATGGGTCCCCTAAGTATGTATATGCGCCGAAATATTCTGTAAAATTTTAAAAATCGCCCTATCCCCCCTGCATTTTTCCCAGCCTATATAAAAAAAACGTTACATGTAACACCCCCCATACCAAAAATAATTGGCATACTCAAAAAAAATATAGTAATATGTGGGAACAATTTGCTTACAACCCTATGGTAACGATGCAAAACATGAATGAAATGCTGGATTATAGTCCAGAAGAGCCTGATGTAATTCTTCCACCTATTGAACGGGTCGACGAAGATGAAGTGCTGTTCGCAAAGAACATAACATACCGTGAAGAGGTAAGGGCGCGAGCAAGGTCCGTACTGGAATTGATGGACCACGGCATGCAAGTTGATGAGAATGAGCAAACCCAACGCAACGCCACTGAGATATTTACCGAAAAAGCAGACTTAGCAACCCATGCTGAGAAACCAGATGTGATATTACGCCTTGAAGCCATGCTAACTGAGTACGACCACGAGGTTGTGCAAGAAGCAGTGCAGGTTCGGAGGTATATAATGAACCGTCTGATGGATGAGTCCATGACCGCAACCAAACCAAGCGAGAGATTGAAGGCTTTAGAGCTGCTGGGTAAGGTTACTGAAGTAGGGATGTTCACGGAACGTCAAGAAATTACCATAACACACCGCACCACATCAGAAATTGAGGAGGAGTTAGAGAAAACTCTGACCCTTTTACTAAACCCAACGTCAAAAATGTACGAAGTCCCACCTGCTAATGCTCCATCAATCAAAGATATCGAGATAAATATCTAAATGAATCTAACGCATGAGCAATTACTTGACATAAAGGCGAATCTGCACAAGATTCCAGAAGCTAAACGCCCCAAAGTCTTGGAATTGCTAACGGAGTTACTGGCAAGGCAGCAAAATGACACAGCTCACATGAATTTTCTTGACTTTGTTAAGAAGGTGTGGCCCGGATGCATACTGGGTAGACATCACATTATCATGGCAGAGAAATTTGAGGCGGTTGCACGGGGAGATATTAAAAGATTAGCTATTTCGCTACCACCACGCCACACAAAATCAGAATTTGCATCATATTTACTACCAGCATGGTTCTTAGGTAACTATCCAGAGAAGAAAATCATGCAGGCATCACACACGGCAGAGCTTGCAGTGAACTTCGGGCGTAAAGTTCGTAACTTAATTGACTCAGATGTATATAAAGGGATTTTCAGGGATGTTACCCTACAGACAGATAGTAAAGCGGCAGGTCGTTGGGGAACTAACAAGGGAGGAGTTTATAATGCTCTGGGTGTCGGTGCGGGTGCCGCTGGTATGGGTGCCGATATTTTTATTATTGATGACCCTCATAATGAGCAGGATATTATTAATGGTAACTTAGATGTTTTTGACAAGGCTTGGGAATGGTATCAGTCAGGTCCACGTCAACGACTACAACCGGGTGGTGGAATCATCGTGGTTCATACGCGCTGGTCTAAAAAAGACTTAATTGGTAAACTTCTTGACTATGCGGAGAAGAATCCAGACGCAGACCAGTGGGAGTACATAGAGTTTCCTGCTATTATTAATGAGGGTAGTGACCACGAGGAGTCAATGTGGCCTGAGTTCTGGACATTACCTGAGCTTAAGAAGATACAGAATACGATTAGTCCGCACTTGTGGAACGCTCAGTACATGCAAGCACCAACATCAGAAGGTGGTGCACTGATTAAAAAGGCATGGTGGCAGATGTGGGATAAGGATAATCCACCGCATTGTGAGTTTACAATCATGTCATTAGATGCTGCGCAAGAGGCAACGAACCGTTCTGACTTTAATGCCTTGACAACTTGGGGTGTTTTCTTTAACGAAGAAACGAATAACTATAATATAATATTGCTAAACGCAATTAAAAAGCGTATGGAATTCCCAGAACTCAAGGCAATGGTATTAGAGGAGTACAAGGAATGGCAACCAGACGCATTCATGGTAGAAAAGAAATCTAATGGGGCTGCATTATATCAAGAGCTTCGAAGGATGGGTATTCCCGCGGGAGAGTTTACTCCGGGCAAAGGGCAAGATAAGATTAGTCGCGTCAATGCAGTAACAGATTTGTTTTCATCTGGGATTGTGTGGGCACCAGACCGTCGTTGGGCTAGGGAAGTAGTTGATGAATGTAATGACTTTCCAAATGGCGAACACGATGACTTGGTCGACTCGACGACTCTCGCGCTAATAAGATTCAGGCAGGGTGGGTTTATTCGTTTACCAAACGATGAAGCAGAAGACAGCGTACTATATCGATATAAGAAAAAAGCAGCTTACTATTAAAGGACATAACAATGGCAATTGATAAAAGTTTATCCCAAGCTCCGCAAGGACTTGACCAGTTAGACCAGATGGAAGAAGGACCCGCACTAGAGATTAGTATTGAGGACCCAGAGAGTGTTGAGATTGGTATCGATGGTAAACCTATTCTTAGTATAGAGAATACCGAAGATACGCCAGAGTTCGAAGCTAACTTAGCTGAGGAGATAGATGACCGTGTCCTAGTTACATTAGCATATGAGTTAATGGCTGACTTCGAAGACGACGTTGCTTCTCGTAAGGATTGGATACAAACATATGTAGATGGTCTTGAGCTATTAGGTTTAAAGATTGAGGAACGTTCTGAACCTTGGGAAGGCGCATGTGGTGTGTATCACCCACTATTAAGCGAGGCTGTTGTTAAGTTCCAAGCTGAGACGATGATGGAAACATTCCCAGCCGCAGGTCCAGTTCGTACGCAAATCATCGGTAAAGCCACCCCAGAGAAGAAAGAAGCGGCAGCTCGTGTTGAAGAAGATATGAATTATCAATTGACAGACGTTATGAAAGAGTTTCGTCCTGAGCATGAGCGTATGTTATGGGGTCTAGGTCTAGCAGGTAACGCGTTCAAGAAAGTGTACTTTGACCCAGCACTAAACCGCCAAACGTCAATGTATGTTACAGCTGAAGATGTGGTAGTGCCATATGGTACATCAAGTCTTGAGTCAGCCGAACGTATTACACATGTAATGAGAAAGACAGAAAACGATATCCGCAAGCTACAAAGCGCAGGATTCTATCGTGATGTTGAGCTAGGTGAGCCGACATATAACTTAGATGAGGTAGAGAAAAAGATAGCTGAGAAGTTAGGCTTCCGTGCTTCTACTGATAACCGCTTTAAACTCCTAGAGATGCAAGTTGAATTAGACTTAGAAGGCTACGAGCATGAAGATGATGATGGAGAACTTACAGGGATTGCACTTCCATACATTGTAACTATTGAAGTAGGCACAGCTACAATCCTAGCTATTCGCCGCAACTGGAAACCTGACGATGAGTTTTATCAAAAACGTAACCACTTTGTCCATTACGGATATATTCCCGGCTTTGGTTTTTATTGCTTTGGGCTTATCCATCTTATCGGTGCTTTCGCTAAGTCTGGCACTTCTCTCATTCGTCAGCTTGTTGATGCTGGCACCTTGGCTAATCTACCGGGGGGTTTTAAAACTCGTGGGTTACGTGTTAAAGGTGACGATACACCGATAGCTCCGGGTGAATTTAGAGATGTAGACGTACCATCAGGCACAATGCGCGACAACATCATGCCGTTGCCTTATAAAGAACCTTCACAAGTGCTTATGGGATTATTAAGCATGATTGTAGACGAGGGTCGTAAGTTCGCTGGTGCTGCTGATATGCAAATATCAGATATGTCTGCCAACTCACCAGTAGGTACAACGCTGGCTGTATTAGAGCGCACATTGAAAATGATGAGTGCAATTCAAGCTCGTATCCATTACTCAATGAAACAAGAGTTCAAGTTACTTAAAGATATCATTCGTGACTTTACTCCTGACGAATATGAATATGACCCAGACCAAGGTGACCGCAAGGCTAAGAAAGAGGACTACGACCAAGTGTACGTATTGCCTGTATCAGACCCGAACGCAGCTACGATGGCACAGAAGGTCGTCCAATATCAAGCAGCCCTACAGCTGGCTCAGACAGCGCCACAGCTATATGATTTACCGCTACTTCACCGTCAAATGTTGGAAGTTTTAGGGATTACGAATTTCCAAAAACTTGTGCCTATGGCTAGTGACTTATTACCAACTGACCCAATCAGTGAGAATCAAAATATTCTTAAGGGTAAGCCAGTTAAAGCGTTCCTATATCAAGACCATGTATCACATATATCAGTGCATCAATCAATGATGCAAGACCCACATGTGCAACAATTGGTAGGCATGAACCCACAACTCGCGCAACAGTTACAGGCTGCAATGTCAGCGCATATTATGGAGCACTTAGGATTTGAGTATCGCAAGCAAATGGAAACCGCTATGGGTGGTACATTGCCTCCATATGTTGACCCATCTGATGATAGTCAAGAGCAAGAAGTTATGCCTCCACAAATTGAGTCACAAGTTGCACAAATGGCAGCTAAGGCATCACAACAATTGTTAGGTCAACACCAGCAAGCAGCGCAGCAAGCGCAGAACGCACAAACTGCTCAAGACCCTATTATTCAAATGCAACAACAAGAGTTACAACTTAAGCAGCAAGATATCCAACGTAAAGTGGCTAAAGACCAATCTGATGCGCAGTTCAAAGCACAACAGCTTGCAATTGACCAACAACGTGTAGCAGGGCAACAACGTATATCTGCAGCACAAATGGCTATAAACCATGCAAATACTACGGACAAACTACAGGCAGACCAACGCATGAAGGGGTTCCAAACAGCAGTAGATGTACATAAACATCAAACTAATATTGAGCATCAACAAGGAACGGCATTCAGTAACCAGAACCATCAACAGGGTATGGCTATGGATGACCAAGAGCACCAACGTAAACTCCAAGAGATGCAACATAACTTGCAAGGAAAATTAGCAGAGAAGTCTGCACAACTAAAACCAAAATCACAGAAAGGTGAATAATGGACAGAAATCTTGAATTTCTTTTATCCGAGTACAAGGACCGAATGGAAATGCTTTCCGAAGCGCTAATACGCGGTAATTGCCCAACGATAGAAGAGTACAGATACATATGTGGTCAGCTACGTGGTCTCGAAGCTGCATGTGGAATTATCGTAGACCTCAAACAACGAATGGAGAACTCGGATGAGTAACCTAAACTTAGCTCAAGCTATCGACCTCACAGGGTTGGCAGTAAAGGCTAGACAAGATGCATCAATAGAAGCAGAGGTAGGC